AACGGAAGGACAGGATAACCTTATCCGCAAGACAAGCACAGAAGCGTATTGGACAGGCTTAACGGTGCAGTTTATCGCGATGGCACCGCAGAGGACTTAAGACATGGGAACAAACAAAATTATTTATCTGGACAGGGAGTTTACTGCAACAGATGTAACGGCCGGGAACGTGTATCAATCGCGTTCCCCGGTCGCATCGTCACAGGAAGTTGATACATTCAATTTTGACATCAGCAGCGACGATACCACCCTCACCGATTTCATCCGCAACACGCCTTTGATCTTCTTCCATGATGATGAACAGATGGGCATTTTCTACGTGCAGAAAATCAGTCGAACATCCATCAACACCTATCATTTCGCCTGCACTTCGACCGTCGGTCTGCTCGATGAAACATACCACGACGGCGGCATTTACACAGGTGAAACCGTAAAAGAGGTTTGCGAGGACATTTGCAGTCCGCTGACGGTTTACGTCAAAACGAACTTGCAGAACATCAAGCTCTACGGTTGGCTTCCTATCGCAACACGGCGTGAAAACCTCACGCAGGTGCTTTTCGCGATTGGTGCAACGTTCAAGGTTGACTTTGACGGTGCAATTCGCATTGAAGGTCTGTGGAGCGGAGAGGCAAGTGCAATCGACGCAGGCGAAATCTACGCAAGCGGTACGGTTGATTACGCAACGCCTGTTACTGAGGTAATCGTGACCGAACACGCCTATTCGCAGAGCGCAACGGAAACGACAGAGCTTTTCAAGGGAACAACGTCGGCAGGCGACAAAATCACCTTCGACGAACCGTGCTACGACCTTGCGGCATCCGGCTTTTCCATTCTTGCAAGCGGTGCAAATTGGGCAACGGTTTCGGCAGGTTCGGGCGCGCTGACGGGCAAGAAGTACACGCACGTTACCCGACAGGTAATGCAGCAGATTAAACCGAAAACACGCGAACTCGTTACGCAGTCCGACAATACGGTTAAGGTAGAGAACGCAACGCTCGTATCTCTCGTAAATGCAACGGCAGTCGCAGAACGCCTTGCCGAGTATTACAGCCACAACGAACGTATCAATTACAAAATCGCAACTAAGCGCGAAACCCCCGGTGATGTAGTGAAGATTGCGCATCCTTACGGCGGTACAGTCTCCGGCTGCATTGAAAGCGCGGATATTACGGTATCCGGTAAACTTGCAGCAGAGGAAAGCGTGCTGATTGACTATTTCCCGCCGGATATTGGTGTACAGGAATATTACGACACGGTAGAAGTTCTGACCAAAGATGGAACGTGGATTGTGCCGGAGAATGTGACAAGTATTCGTGTAGTGCTGATTGGCGGTGGGCAAGGCGGCACAAAGGGTAAGAACGGCGAGAATGGAAATAATCAATCAAAAGATGAACATTACACACCAATTCGGAGTAGTTCGGGAAGCGTTTCATGGTATTCTGCTGCTTATGGAGGAAACGGCGGAGAGGCGGGCAGAAAAGGAGAACGCGGAAATGTATTTACTACCGAATTAAAAGTAGTTCCGGGAATGCAGATTGCTTGTGCAATTGGGTCTGGCGGTTTGGGGGCATCAGAGGATAGCGCAAGTGGAATGTTGGGAGGCAATACAATATTCGGAGATTTTTCTTCTGCAAATGGGTCGCAGCCGACAAATAACGGATATATAGACCCAATATTAGGACTTAGATATTGCGTAGATGGTGTGGACGGCGTGAGTGGGGGGAAAGGGTCTGGCGGAAAAAAAACACAAGTCAGCTCTCCGCTTGACATCGACGAATTTAATATTATAGACCAAGACGGAATTGTGTGGTACTGCGGCGAAGCAGACCAAAATATTACTCGACATCAAAATGCGTGGTGTTACGGTGGTACTGGTGGAGGCGCTGCGGTCGGTCAAAATGGTGGCAATGGTTTAGCATCGCTTAAAGGAGATAATATACGCTATTATACGACCGGCGACGGTGGTGCAGGTGCAAATGCAGCCCCCCCAAAAACTCAAACCTCGTATGGTTCTGGCGGAAACGGCGGAAACGGAGGAGGCGGCGGAGGCGGTACAGGAGCAACCAATATGACTATGACATGGAATCACGATGAAGCAATTTCTCTTTTGGGAAAAGGCGGCTCTGGCGGCAACGGCTCCAGTGGCGGCGACGGTGCGCCCGGTTGCGTGCTCATCTATTACCGTGTATACCGTGCAAGCTCTTCCGGACGGTTTGTCACTCGTGACGGCAAAGGCTTTAATGAGAAATTCACAAGAAAGGTGGTTGTGTAAATGCCCGATACTTATACATCGCAGTTTAGCGGCGAAGAAATCGACGCTGCGCTGAGAGCGGCGCAGATGATCTCCGGTGCGTCAACGCCTGCTGAACTGCGAAAAAAGCTCGAAATCAGAGGCGATACCATTCCGGTTAGCGCTGAGGATTCGACATTGATTTCTGATGCGTTGACGAAAATCCCCACAACGTCCGGTGGCGGTGTCAACCCCAATTTGCTCGATAACTGGTACTTCGGCAGACCCGTGAACCAGAGAGGGCAGACGGAGTATACGGGGAACGCTACATACTCGATTGACCGATGGTGGACGCAATACGAAACGAC